TCCACAATAATTTGACCTAGGTCTATGTTTCTCTTTATTACCTTACCACTTTGACCAGATGTGTTACCAGATATTGTTTGGCCTATCTTAAACTTATTAGCTAAGTCGCCATCTCTTGTAGTTATCGTTGTATTTGGAAAAACTTTATGTATGTAAGTAATCAGTTCTTGATTAGGTAAAGGCCAGCCTTGTTCTCTTAAATTATCATTTAAGAGATAAAATGTCCAGTAATGTAATGGTGTATCATATAACTGTATTGATACTTGATCTGGTCTAAATCCTTCTTGTATTGTATGTGTGTTTGCAAAAGTAATATCATCTTTAATTTGATCTAATATATCAGCATATCCGGATATGTTTTGAAATATAACAGGATCCGGTTCGTCTCCAAAATTGTAACTAATATTTGAAAAATTATTAAAATATAACATTAGAATCCTTTCTCAACATCAAGTGATTTAAGAGTCTCATGTTCAACAAAAGCCATTGAAATATCAATTTCATTAGGTTGTCCATCGGTTCTAAATCCACCACCGGTAGGATTAATTGTTGCGTTAAAACTTCTTAAATAACAAGGCTTGATCTTTGGTAAATTTTTATTTCTTCTACCTTCAAACTTAAATGTTATCTTAAATGCATTTGGAAAATGATAACCTATATCCGCTGAAGCTGTGCCAAAATTTACTGGAAATCCTTTTGGATATAATTCTTTTCGAAAATGCTTAATTATTTTTTGTACTGTTCTTGCTTCATCTGGAGAAGTTGCTATTAATTTAAATTGAAATTGAAATTCACGTATGTTAACTCCTCTGAATATTGCTCTTACATTAGGGTTAACAATAAATCTATTAGCAAGAGTCGCTGCATTCCTAAACCCAGTCCCTGGTGTAAATCTATTATTTACTTTTGCAATCGCAAGTTTAAGTGTGTCTGTTACTCCTTGTGACACACCTGTTGTAGCACCTTCTCTGCCTAAGAACGTATCAACTAAAGCGCTTCCTTCACCTTTAATTGCATTAGCAGCAGCGCCTAAACCTGACATGCCGCCTTCTATTCCTGCTAATGTTGAAGCACCTAACACTCCTAACTCGGCATTAGTATCATATGCAACATTATCAACAAAAGACATACTTGGTGGAAAGTACATTGTTACTGTAGGCTCACCTTTCTTAGGAAAAAAGCTAGTACCTGCTCTTACGGTTGAAGACGATTTTTTAGCAGTTGCGGCTTCAACTTCTGTATCTTTCTTTGCAATAAAATTTAATGCGGCCGCATCATCTGCGTACGCAGCAGTTCCAGAAACGTTTGATCTTTCGGCGGTGTCGACTGAAACCGTAACAGGATTTAGATCTACACCAATATCAGATCCACCGGCACCTACAAAGCTACTAGAGTTTCTAGCACCACGATTAGCGCCATCACTTAATCCATCAACGAGTCCCATACCTGCAGCTTGATTTCTAGCATCATCTGCTTCTTTTAACCTTGCCTGTTTAAGATTATCTTCTTGTTGTTTCATATGAGATTTTTGACTCTTACCAGACTCAGGTGTAGTATACTCTAAAGTTTGAAATGATACTGTAGCCGCATAGGCAGGATTACCAGATACATCTAATGGATATTCTAATGTGCTACCACCTACACCAAAGTTTTTAAATAAAGCACCTAATAATGATTGACCTGCTTCAGCAAATTCTTCGATGGCACCTTCAACGTTACTAAAATTTTTTATTGGATTTTTTAATCCACCTCCACCTTTGAGTGTTTCTCCAAGAGGTCCAGCTTTATCGAATATTTCCATGCGTAATCCTTATAGATAATATTAAAGTATTATTTCTTTATTTATAACGAAAATCATGGTTTATTCTGGTCTATATAAAGCGAAAAATGTTACAAAATACAAAGGAGACCACACCAATATAATATATAGGTCTTTGTGGGAGAAGGCCGTATTTCAGTGGTGTGATAAGAATCCTAAAGTGAAGCAATGGAGTTCAGAAGAAACTATCATACCGTATTACTATGAAGTCGATAAGAAGTATCATCGTTACTTTGTTGATATGAAAATAGTATTTGATAATAAAATACTCTTAGTAGAAATTAAACCAGAAAAAGAGACAAAGCCACCTGAAGGACCTAAGCGAACAAAAAAGTATGTAGCTGAAGGTTTAACATATGTTAAGAACATGAATAAGTGGGAAGCTGCAAATGAGTATGCAAAAGATCGAGGGTGGGAGTTTCAAGTATGGACAGAGAAAACACTACAAGAAATGAAGTTATTAACCAAACCTGTCCCTGGAAAACTTAAAACGTATAAACCTTTAGCACCATATAGAAAAAAGCGTAGAAAACGATATAAATAGTCTTATGAGTAACTTATTTCAAAAACTTGAACTTGAAGCCTTTCGAAAAGGTATTACCCCACGCACGCAAGAGTCGCGTGACTGGTTTCGCAGAAGAGTACAACGTCTGACTCGTGTTAATCGTCAAGCATTAATGAGAGAAGAAGAGATTAACAAAGTAAGTAGTCCAATGTTAGGTAGTATGATGATGTTTTTTTATGATCCTAAACTTAAAGACACACTTCCATATTATGATACATTTCCTTTAGTAATACCAGTTGAGAGAGCAGAAGGTGGATTTAAGGGATTAAACTTACACTACATTCCTCCAGTTTTAAGAGCAAAGTTTTTAGATAGTTTACTTGATGTAGTCAATAATAAAAAATATGATGAATCAACGCGATTTACTTTAACATACAGATTACTCAAAGGTGCATCAAGATTTAGATATTTTCAACCATGTTTTAAACACTATTTGTTAGATCATGTTAAATCGCGATTTGCACAAGTGCCAGCGCCTGAGTGGGAAATTGCCACATTTTTACCAACTGCCAGTTGGAAAAAAGCTTCAGCTGGAAGAGTATATTCAGATTCGAGGAAGATAGCAAATGGCTAATAGTGTAGATGAATTAAAAGCTTTAGCTAATACAAAGTTAGGATTTGCTAGAGCAAATAGATTCTTAGTTACTTTACCAACAAGCTTTGGTGGTGGCGGTGGATTACTACAGGGAATAATTGGATTATTAACTGGCGGCGGAGGTGGAGCATCAGGTAGAGAATTAAATATTCTTTGTTCTAGTGTAACATTACCCGGTAAGATTACTCTTACTAATGATAGAAGAATAGGCATGGAATTTCAAAAAGTAGCGTATGGTTATGCTATCGATGATGTATCAATGACTTTTTATCTTATGAATGATTATGGTGTAAAGGAATATTTTGATGCTTGGCAAAATACTGCAATACCAGAATCTGGAAGAAAAGCGTTTAAAAGTAATTATAAAAGTCAGTATGCCAAGTCAGTAACTATACACCAATTAAGACAGCCATTAAAAGGATTTTCAAAACAAGTTGGTCCTATTAGATTTAGTGGTGGAATCGGTGGAGGAACTGTGTACTCAGTAGAATTATTAGATGCGTTTCCAGTATCATTGAGTGCAATAGAGTTAAATAACGAGCTAGATGGATTGGTACAACTAACAGTAACTTTAGCTTACACAAACTGGGCGCGTTCTAGTAACACACAAGGATTTATTAATATGGATATTGACACACCACTAGGTGGAATAGATTTACTATAAGGAGTGAAATGAAATGGCTTTACCAAGGCTAAAAAATGATATACCAAAATATGAGTTGACGATACCTTCGACAGGAAATGTTGTTAAGTTTCGACCTTTTCTTGTAAAAGAGCAAAAGGTTTTACTAATGGCATTTGAATCTAAAGACAACAGACAAATACTAAATTCAATGTTGGATTGTTTATCAAGTTGTGTACCAGATGCACCACTAAATGAACTTGCAACTTTTGATGTAGATTATATGTTTAGTCAGGTTCGTTCTAAATCAGTTGGAGAGACATCGACAGTAATGCATGCGTGTTCAAACTGTAACGAAGAAAATGAAGTGAAAATAAGACTGGATCAAATTAAAGTTGATATTAGTAAAGATTTTAAAAAAATTAAAGAAGTTGAAATCGATAAAAACATTATAATTGAATTAAAATATCCAAGTTATGTTGAAGTAAGTAAGAACATGAAATCTGAAGATGAGATGTCAGAAACTGAGTTATTAGTTGATAGCATAACTGCATGTATGAAAGCAGTAAAGACTGAAGATGAGTATCTGTTAATTAAAGATGAATCTAAAGAAGAGATTGAAACATTTATTAATTCATTAACTAATCAACAACTTGAATTAATAACTAATTTTGCACAAAACGTTCCTAAATTAAGACACACTGAAATGTATGAATGTAAAAAGTGCAAGACTGAAAATAAAATTGAGTTAGAAGGCTTACAAGATTTTTTTTAGTAAACCTCTCTCATGAAACGTTGATGAATTATTTTCAGACGAATTTTTTAATGATGCAGCATTTTAACTATTCACTTACAGAACTAGAAGAAATGATGCCGTGGGAGAGAGAGGTTTATTTAGTTATGTTAAACGAGCACCTTGAAGAGAAAGCTCGTGAACAACAAGAAAGAGCAAGGTAATGGCAGAAGTAACACTATCGACCATCAATAATACTCTAACAAGAGTCGATGATAACACTGAAAGTACCAGTAGAGGTATTGGCTCATTTATCGACTATCTTAAACAAAAAGAAGATAGAAGTTTAGAAAGATTAAGAGAAGAAAAAGCACAGGCTCAAAAGTCAGTAGCTACATCAGGCTCTAGTTCTCCTACTCGATCATCTAGTGGTGGAATGTTTAGTGGATTATCTGGTGCATTAAAAGGACTTAGCCTTGCAAGTCTAGCACCAATGATAGGTAAAAAACTATTGACAAGAGTATTAGGACCTGCTGCTATAGCAATGTTTGCCGATGACATAGTTGAATTTTTATTACCTGAAGGATTTGAAAATCAAGCCATAAAAGATGCATTAGCTGGTGGCCTTACCGGTGGTGCCATAGGATTTGCAGTAGGTGGTCCGTTAGGTGCAGCTATAGGTGCCGGTATCGGCGCGCTTATGAAAAATGAAAACTTTAAAAATGCAATGTCTGAACTTGGCACTACACTAAAAGAACAAGGAAAAGTTTTATTAGAAAAATTAGAGCCAACAATAATAAGATTTAAAGAAAGCTTTGTAAATTTATTTAATTCACTAGGAATAACAAAAGAAGGAGTAACCGAAGGTTTAGCTAAG